GGCACCTCGGCCAGTGGGTCTCCGGGGAGCGCGTGGACCGCAAGGAACTGGTCCATCACCTCGGGGCCGTACGGGCCTGCACGAACATCCTGCTGACCGCTGAGGCCACTGGGATGCTGATCGACAATCGGCCCTGCGTGGGTCCCGTGGAAGACAACATCTACCCGGGTCCGCAGTGCTACCGCGAGGCAACCGAGGAGACGTTCGCAGAGGTCGAGAAGACCATCGAGCACCTGAACCAACTGTACCCGAATCAGCAGTAACCAACCGAATACAGCGAGAGAGCAATGAACGCAACGAAAGTAATGCTGAAGGCCATCGTCCTTACGGCCCTGATGCAAACCGTGCAGTCCAAGGGACGCGCACCGACCGATGAAGAACGACGTGTGGTCGACGGATTCAACGAGGAACTCCTCGCTTACGAGGAGACGCAGGAAGCCTTGGACAAAGATGTAGACGAGGTGTACCTGGACCTGCTTGAGGCCATCGACTGCATCGTCGAACTTCCGAGGATCGCACTGGCATGAAGATGTTCTACGGCGGCTACTTCTGCCAAGCGACACCCGAAGCCCGCAACAACATCCCGGGATACAAGGTCGTGATCCCTTCGTACAACAACCATGAGTCGTGGGTCCCTGCGGACTTCTTCGACCTGTTCTTCAAGGAACTCACGCAATGAAGCTCGAGAACCAAGAGTTCTATTGGGCGCTGGTCAAGACCACGGTCCCGAGCGGGCCTTACTCGCGCTACGAGGCAGCCCTTGGAACCTTCATGGGTGGCCCCTCGGGCACCTCGTCGGCCCCGCACCTGTACCGCAGCGAAGCGAAGGCCAAGGCCCGTGCTGGTAACGGGGGGCAGTGGCAGGTGGCCAAGGTGCGCCTGGAGATCGTCGAATGAATCGCTCAACCCTATACGTCTACAACGGAACCGCGCACCAGTACAGTGGGCGGGACTTTGCGTGGTCCTTCGGGGACACGATGCTGTCGGTCTACTCCAACGACCGCAAGGTGACGCACTTCTTCCCCTACGCGACCGCTCTGCGGATTACGGTGACCCACGAATGATCAAGGACACCCACGAAATCTACGAAGAACTGGCCATAGGGTCCGAGGTGCTCTCGGTGGAACTCCAGATCGAACTGACCAAGCGAATCACCAAGCTCGACGAGATGACGCGGTCGAACCAAGTGAACCAAGACATCTACCAGCTTGCCAAGGAGATCCAGAGTCTCTCCACGCGTCTCCGGTGGACCCTGCACTACGAGATGACCAAACATAAATGAAGCTCACCGGCGACCGCAACCAGTGCCCGCGCTGCGCCGAGTTCTTCAACTCGACCGTGGCCTTCGAGAAGCATCGCCGTGGGGACTTCGGGAACGAAGAGAACCCCCGCCGCTGCCTCACACCGATGCAAATGAATGCCCAGGGTATGGCGAAGAACGCCGACGGCTTCTGGGTGACCAAGCTGAATACAAGGACTTTCGCATGATCCCTGCACCCAAGTTCCACAAGCCGTACGCAGCCCTCTTCCTGGGCTTCCTCGCGATCATCACCTTCATCGGCCTGTTCTCGACACCGGCTAACGCCTCCGGCGAGATCCTGTTGGACGTGGAGAAGCACGACCTGCCGACCCACAAGCTGCAGTGGAGTGACACTCTCGATGTGGTAGTGGACGTGAAGAACCAGAACGTCTGCTATGTGGCTCGCCAGTCGGATAGCCACGCGATGCAGATGCAGTGCCTGCCGATCCGCAAGTAGTGCGCTCCTCCCCTCCCTCCGGAGGGTTTTTTTCACTGACCCTATTGCATTAGGTAGTACAAGTAGGTACAGTACAACGCAAGCAGAGATACGTCTGAATAACAACCCTCATACGAATAGGGAGACCACCATGAAGACCGCAGCCAAACAGAAGGCCCCCACGAACCTCCACGAACTCCTTCGGATCGCCGCCAAGGCCCTGTGGCGCGGAAAGGCCTACGAACTCACCGCTTACCGCAACGTCGAGCAGTTCATCAAGGTGGTCGGCAACCTGGCCCTCGAGGACGTCCGGACGACGACCATCGACGACTTCATCCTTGAGGTCCAAGGGACCATCGCGGACGCCACGGTCAACCGCAAGCTGGCCAACATCCACACGGTCCTAAAGTACGGCTTCGAGCGCGAGTGGATCACCAAGATGCCGAAGTTCGAATGGAAGGAAGAAACGGAGGGACGCACCCGCTGGTTGACAGAAGCCGAAGAAATTCAGATGTTCGCCCTCTTGGACACTTGGGGAGAGGCCGAGGTCGCTAGGTTCCTTACGGTCTCCATCGACACCGGAATGCGCCGCTCGGAGATCCTGAAGCTCGAGGCGAAGAACGTGGATGGACCGTGGGTTCGGCTGTGGATCAACAAGACGAAGAAGCCCCGCTCGGTGCCCCTCAGCGTCCGCGCTCAGGAGGCGATTGCCCATGGTCTGCCCTTCGCCCTGGACGAGGGGAAGCTGCGGGCTGTATGGCTGCGCCTGAAGGTGGCCATGGGCCTCGAGGGGGACGACGACTTCGTCCTTCACGCCCTGCGACATACCGCCGCAACCCGGACGCTGTCGAGGACTGGGAACATCGCGGTAGTCCAGAAGCTCCTCGGACACCGTAAGATACAGACGACGATGCGCTACGCCCACATCTCGGACGAGGACCTTCTGGCGGCTGTGCGGTAATCCTCTAACTTAGGGAAAGTTTACTGTTGGGTTTTTGTCACATTCATCCTACTTGTAAACCTTTCCTTCAAATGCTACATTTAATGCCGCCGCGAAAGCGTTTGCAACAAGTTGTAACGAATCTTGACCCCTCAAAGAACATGCAACTGATCTCTGCCTATTTGTCTGATAATACTACGGTGTCCTTGGTCTCCGAAGGCACCGAGGAAGACCCCGAGTCGCACCAGCACCACCTGCTGATCGACGGGAATCTCGAGTGCTCCTATAGCACCTGGGACCACGCTTGGGAAGAGTTTGGCCTCTGTGTTAGATGTACCACACTAACAGAAGTGGTAAAGGTTGCTAGGGACTGCACGAACCTGTACAGTACAAGCACTGAAAACACAAACGAGGACCAGCCAAATGAACGCAGTATCGGGCAAGAGTGTAGCTCCTGCTAAGGTAGCTTCAAAGGCAGCAGACAAAGCGGCGATGAGTGTTGAGGAGCAGTTGAGGGCGGCACAAGCGGAGATCGCCCGATTGCAGGAGTTAGCCCGCGAGGAGGCGACCAAGTCGGCCCGCTTCCCTTGGGAAAACCCAGACATAATCCAAGCGCAGCCGCGCATGGGGTACAACTTCAAGATGGAACCGGAGTTGTACCTCAAGGTCAAGTGGATCGTTGAGAACGTGGGTGGGATGAAGTCGATGCAGGTGTTTCTGGACCGTGCGGCAAACGAGATGGCCGATGCGGTGATCGATAGGTTCACCAAGGCGAAGTGATCAGTGCCCCGCTCTGTCGGGGCTTTTCCCTACCCGTCTGTAAAGATGTAAAGATGCGTGTCTTTACAGGTTCCACGGGGCGCGGTAAGATCAGGTTCCACACTCACTGGAGACCACAGATGGGCAAACTCGTAGTGTTCGCAGCAGAGAAGGGCGGCGTTGGGAAAACGACCCTTTCAACGAACATCGCTGGGCTTCTGGCGATCAACGGCCACAGCACGATGCTGGTCGACACAGACGTCGATGGGAAGAAGGGGCGATACGCCTCCGACTGGATCAAGTCGCGTAGGCAGATCCCTGGACTTCCCACTGTCGTCCTGTCGATGGCGCAAGGCCAGATTTACAACGACCTTCAGAGCTACCGGGATGCGTACGGAGCGGTCGTGGTCGACGTGCCTGCCGGGAACGGCATCGAGATGCGACTGGCCTGCTCCCTGGCTGACGTGATCGTCATACCGGTTCGGATTGGTCAGTACGACACAAAAGGCCTGGAGCCGATGTTGGAGATCGCTGCCATGGTCCGCTCCGAGCGCCCTGACGTCCGGATCCTCTCGGTGTTGAGCGACGTCCCGTTCAATGCCAAGAACGACCTCGAGGACTCCGAGGGGGTCCTGGATACCCTCAGTGCCTACATGCGCCGAACGCGCAAGCACATCGTCTCCCGCCAGGCCTTCCGGGACTCCGCGAAGTCGGGGAGGGTGGTCACTGAACTCGTCCGTCGGGATCCCAAGGCATCCGACGAGCTACTGTCCCTGTACGAGGAGATCTTCCATGACTAAACACACGGAACTCAAGACCCCCGAATTGCCGCCTCTGGCCGCTTCGTTGGTACAAGGAGCTAGGGTGGTACCAGCGCCCCCTCAGGAAGCGATTGTAGAGGCTGTAGACAAGCCACACGGGGTACTGCAGAACTACTTTGACACCATCGTCGAGATCGTCCCGAAAAAGGCCGACACGAAGCCGATGAACCTGAGGATCCCCACGGACCTCCATCGGCGGCTCAAGATCCTCGCGGGCCTCCAGGGCGTGACCATGACCGAGATCATCGTCGAGTGCCTGGGGCCTGAGGTGGACCGCCGGGTCGCACGGATCAACAAGGGGAGGGTGTGATGGAACACGCTGCGCACTGGGAGCACGAAGGGCTGCTGGCCGACCGGGAGTTGATCGAGATGACCCGGGAGAACCTGCTCGAGGAGATCCGCCTGTTCCACCGGAAGAAGGACCTGGGATACGCCGCTTCCTACCGGGACTGGATCGGAGAGGAGCTGGAGGTCCTTGGTGGCCTCATGGGGGCCTGGTGATGGCCAAGGAACCGAAGAAGCCGAAGCTGCTGGACGCCTCGTACAACACGATGCAGCAGGACCTGTTCGAATCCGGGCTGGCTGCGGAGATCGGGGGCAACGCCTTCATGCTCTGGAACGCCATCAAGACCCACGCCGACCGGGAGACTGGCATCTGCTGGCCTGGCGTCCGTCGGCTCGCTGAGATGACCGGGGCGTCCCTAGGGGCCATCAGCAAGTACATCGAGGTCCTCGAGGCCAAGAAGCTGCTGCGGGTCACCAGGGGCGAGAAGGGCCGTGGGAACGCCTACGTGGCACGGGAGCGCATGGACGTCCGTCTGGGGTCTCGCGTGCTCTGCACCATCGTCATCGACTACGTGCCCGACAAGCTGCCCGAGCAGATCCAGGCCATCGAGAAGGCGGTGAACGGCAAGACGGACCCGAAGGCCTTCGTCGAATGCGAGATCATCCCCGGCTCGGGATTCTCCTGGGACGCGGAGACCGGAACGCTGCGTGCCGAGATCCCGTCGAGCGACGTGCCGAAGCGGGGATTCTTGGACAGCCAGCAGCCGCCACCGAGCGACGGCGAACAGCCTCGGCTCTTATAGTTAACATAGATAGTTCTTGTATACAGTGTGTTTCGCGAAAATGAACACTTCGGGGTAGTTATCCACAAAAAAATGAACACTTCCAATCGTCGGATGTTTACTTATCCACAGGCGGGGGTGTTCATCCCAGTGAACACTTTGGGCCTCCGAGGTGTTCAGAAAACAGCACCTTCAGACAAATGAAAACAATCCTCACACTTATCGCCGCCGTCACCTTGGCAGGCTGCAGCACCCCTGACTTCGACTGGCGCTACGCTGACCGGGCGTGCTCCATGCACTGCTCGGACGCCTACAACGAGTGCCTGTCGTCGAACCCTCTTACCCCAGGGATCCAGAAGCTCCAGTGCAACTCGTCCCTGAAGCTCTGCGCGACCACCTGCGGAGCCACACTCGTCAACAATTGAAGTCGAAAAAGACCCCCTCAAGGTTCCCGTAATGGGTTCCCGAGGGGGTATTTTTTCACTGCGGGCGCTATCCTGGCTATAATGAGAGCGACACATGTGCCCTCCTCAAGTTCGCATGTGACGACCGCTCGAAGCTTCCTAGGGCCAGTGAGCGTAAGGGTTGGCTAGACACGGGAAAGCCCGCTTCGGCGGGACTTTTCTTTTGGTCCGAAGAGTTGATAACTTCTATTACGTCAAGTCGTATCAGTGGAGGACGAGCTTCGTCACCACTTCCTTGAGGCCCAAGACGTTCACAGCGAACACCATGCCACCGCCGTACAGTGCCCACTTGATCTGCAGCAGGACCTTCTCGATGGCCTTCAGGGATGTCCCAAAGTCCTCCTGTGAGTCCTCGAGGTCCTCGAGCTTCTCTTCCTGTGCGTCCATCCTGAACTCCAGCTTCGCTACTCGGCTGTCGATGTTGTCTTCCATTTTCGTTACTCAATCGGCTGCGCTTTCGCGAGCAGCGTGGTCTTGTCGTTGCTCGAGTTCGTGTCACCGAACCAGAAGTGAATGGTGGCCAGCCAGGCAGTGCCCAGCGAGCCGATGAGGCTGTACAGGATCGCCTTGTTGGCGTCCGGGGTGTTGAGGAACATCATCCCCGCCACCAGGCCGAAGAAGCCGAGGGTGATGACCAGGGTAAGGATCGGGGGCACCCAGGAGCGCGTGCTCGTCTGCATCGACCGAGCGCCTTCGACGTCCTGGACCTTGAGAGCCGCGAGGGCCTCGGCATCCTTGAACCCCAGGGACGCCATGGCCACTTGGAAGTCCTGATCGGCCTTGCGGACTGCGGCAAGCTGCTCGGGCGTGGCACCGGAGATGGCCTGCGCCACAGCGTCCTGGCGCTGCTCCACGGGGTCGTTGGTGCCCGGGGTGATCCCGAAGACCTTCTCCAGGGCTGTGACCGCCGTACCTGCCAAGGGGCCACCAATGGCCGATGCGATAGTCGGGGCGAGGCTAGTTACGGCACCTGCGATAGCTGACCAACTCATGCTGCTACCTCCTTGAGTCCGAGAAAAAACTCAGCCATTTCACCGTCACGGCGTGCGACCAGGCCAGCCATGACCTTGCCTGCTGCCCTGTTCCATTTCACGAACTCGTGCCCTGCCCCCTCGACGTCACCTTTGTTCAAGAGGGCGAGCATCGTCGAGTGGTCGAAGTTCCCAGTGCCCACGTTGTAGCAGAAGGAGCACAGCGCGGCCTTCTCCTCGTCCGAGAGCGAGATCTTCACCACGGAGTCCAGGTGGGCACCAAGGGCCTCCACGCGATCCAGGAGATCCTGGTCAGCTTGGACTTGGGTCCATACCGTTGCTGGGCCGATTTTGGGTCCCGTTGCGCCGTAGCCAATGGTCCATGGTGCGGCACCAGTCGCAGGGTCCGGATAAGCCTTTAGCTTGCATCCTTCGAACTCCTTAATAAGTTTCAGTGCTTCGTCGCACCACGTCATGTTTAAATCCTTTGTGAGGCTTAATCGGGGATGATGGCCCTTGCGCCCTCGTCGGGTTCCAGGGATCTCTGGCAGTGGTCCTTCTGGATCCGGTTTAGGAGACCGCAGAGGATGCAGCCCCAACGCTTCCCCTCAGCCTCAGCTTTCGCTGCGCGACTCGAGATGGTTTCGTCGGGGTCTCCACCCGCCACGGTGTTCACGAACTGGTCCAGAGAGACCAGGAGGTTCCATAGGTATTGCATGGCGTTAGTCGAGGGTTAATCCAGCGGGAACGGAGGGAGAAGCCCAGGGACCTCAGAGACCGTGGGGAACCCTCGCGTCCCTGCCTGGACATCAGCCAAGATGCTGTACGCCGTGTTCCATACCTGAGACCGCCACGCACGGAACGCCTGGCCTTCCTGTTGGAACTTAGGGACCGAGGGTTCGCCTGCGTAGGTCACAGCCGTGGTCAGGTCGTCGTAGTGATACGACTGGGCCTTGGCGTCCATGATCGACTGCACGGCGTCCGTGAGGGATCTTTGGAGTTGTGCCGGGGTGGGACCTGGGGGGACCGAGGGCGCGTTACCGGCGGCTGCCCACTGGAGGTAGGCAACATAGTCGGTGTTCAGGGGGTCCTGGGGGATGAAGGATCCATCGGAGTCCCTAACGACACCCCCAGTAGTGTTGAGTGTGTAGGTCATCGTTTAGAGTTCCGCGCTTGCTGTCCAAGTACCTGCACCTGCCCACCCAGTCCAAGAAGATAGACTAAGCCCTTGGTATCTGAAAACACCTGTCAGGACAGTGATACTGGTAGGGGTGAATCCGGTGTTTGCACCCCCACTGAAGTACTGCCACCCGGAGCAGGTAATCGAGGGGGCTGCTCGCTTTGTCGTAGCAAACCGGACGTCTCCGTATGCAGCCGTTACCCCGCTAAGGCCGGACATAAACAAGAAGGGCTGATCCCCGACCTCGTAATACCGCTGGCACAGCGCGAGTTCCTGACCGTACGAACGGCGCTCGAAGGGAGTCGCCACAGGCCCTTCCTCAACCTGGACGTCCGTAATGGAAAGGTTGTTATTAATTGTGCTGGCCCAGTTAGTCACCCCGGCGACAGAGACGAAGTTACCCGCTAGCCAAGTGTTAGCTGAGGACGCCTGTAGGCTCCCTGTGTTCAACGAACCAATCGCCAGAATCATCCCAGCGGCGGTGGTTTCAGGGACAGTCACACTCGATGTAATCGCCGGGAAGGTAATGGAGTACCTTACAGGGACGCCGGAAGCGGCGATTGCGAAAGTCTTGACACACGAGTAGGTAGCGGCACCATCACGAAGAGATACGGCGTAGGTCCCTGGGGCGGTTCCCCGCGCAGTGAAGCTGACCGTGACCTGCTTACCCACCAAATCATAGCAATTCAAGCCCTCAATAACCTGCCGATGAGGCTGAAGGGAGTTTGTACTGGTTAGGCTGGTAGGGACAACGGAAACGCTTGCAGTCCGGAAGAACTTCGCTAATCCGTTCTCATCGGTAAGAGATGTTTGGACAATGTTTAGCGTGCAGCCGGTGCCTGTCGAGGTTACACACCAGCGGTCCAAGTCATACGCCGAGACTGAGGGGGCAGCGCTGAACGAGGTGCCACGCTGTGCAACCCGCATGTCCCCGTTGATGATCCGGTTCCTGCCCGCAAGGTACGCCGTCTGGTTCTGCGCCAGGGTTGCCGAAGCTGCTGCCTGCGCTGCGTACTGCTTCGCGCTGTAGCTGGTACCGTCCACGGTCCCAGTGCCCTGTGCGGCCCAGTTCTGCGCCAGGGTTGCCGAGGTAGATGCCGAAGACGCGGACCCCGAGGCATTGGAGGCACTAGTCGCCGCACTCGAGGCGCTAGTCGACGCCGCCCCGGCACTAGTCGATGCTGAGGAGGCCTGACTGGTTGCCGTGGTGGCGCTGGTCGATGCTGAGGACGCCGAAGCGGAAGCAGACGAGGCGCTCGAGGCAGCGTTGACTTCCGAGGTGTGCGCAGCGTTCTGGCTTGCGAGGGCCGCTGCTGCACTGGCGGAACTATTGGATTCCGAGGTGGCCGCGTTGGTCGCGCTCGTCGAGGCGGCTGTGGCCTGAGTCGTCGCGATGCCTGCCTGGGTCGTTGCCGTGTTGGCGTTCGTTGCCGAGGCAGTTACCGCAGCGTTCGTCGAGGCCACTGCGGTGTTCGCCGTAGCGATAGCAGCGTTGGCCTGGTTCAGCGTGGTGGTTGCCTGCTGGGCCAGGGACGACACGTTGGTCTCGGAGATCGCGGCGTTGCTCGCGGAGGCTTCGGCTTGCACTGCTGCCGCTTGGGCTTGGGAGTTCGCTGCGGTAACCGTGGCGACCTGAGACGTGAGGTTGTCGATCAGTGCGTTGGTCGAGTCAGCCTCCGGGGCCACGTTGGTGCCCGAAAAGAAGGAGGTGGTCATCTGTTGATCAGTAGTCCGTGTTGTAGGCAGGAGAGACGGCCATTGCCGACTGCTCCATGTCAGTCATGCGGGCCTGCTCGTCCAGGTCGTCATAGAGTTGGTTGAAACGTCCTTCGAACGTGGCCGTGCGGTCGTCGACGAAGTAGTCGGTCGCATAGCTAAGGGCACCGTAGATCAGAAGGTCGGCAGCGATCTGGCCGAAGAGGTTCTCGTCCGTGTCCGCAACCATGGGAGGCTGCGCTGCGTGGTAGACCATCGTGGTCTGGTGGCCCGCAGGGAGAGTCGGCTTGATGAGGAGAGAGCCGCCCACACGCACGTAGTACCGTGGGTCCCCAGGGGCCATTTGGAGCCTCAGGAAGTGCCCGAGGTCCCTGGTCTCCATGAGACCGCAGTCACTGTAGAGGTACTTGAGGCTGAGGAAATCGGGAGGGAGGACAATCTGGTCCGAGGGAACGTCTTGGGTCCCCTGGGTGATCATCATCTTCTCCATGCCAGGAATGCGGAGCGTGCGCTCGATACGCGTCTGGGCCATTCCGAGGAACTCGTTCAGCAACTCCGTGGTTGCGTCGTTTCGGTTCAGGATCGCTGCGAGCTTCGTGCGGAGTTGTAGAAGGTTCATGTCTTAGATAGCCTTTTCGGTGGCGAGGAAGTACTCGAGGTTCTCGTTCTTGAGCTTCGCCACGGTCTTCTTGATCGGCTCCTGGAACACGTCATATCCATCGCGGTACCACTTGTCTACGAGGGCCGCAGGGATGGAGGCTACGTGCATCATTTCGCGCTCCCGCACGTTGTGGGAGGCAAGGCGCTTGTCGGCCAGTGATTGCAGGAGGGAGTCAGGGATGTTTTGATGCGTCTCGATGATGTGGCCGTCCGTGTTGGACGAGAGAGCCACAGAGACGCCGTTGTCGAGTTTCAGCATGGGGATCGTGGCTGATCGCCACTCGGGAAGAAAAAGGCCCCACTGCGCGAGAGTGGACGCAGCAGGGCATAAAGGAATTGGGAGAGGCCGCGAGAGGGCCTCAGGAGGGTACTAAGGGGTCCTCGGGACCCCAGGGCCATTACTGGCCGATCGTAACGTTGGAACCCGTCAGGCCACGGATTGCAGCCGATGCCTTCTGGTTCAGGTGCTTCAGCGAGAACTCGCCGATCAACTGCGTGCGGTTCGCATCGCCGGTCACTGCGAGCGGGATACGGGTCCACGGACGCAGCACAGCGATCTTCCAGTACTCCGGAGCGA